GTGCCGTGCGCGTACTTGTAGAAGAACTTGTCGAGGTTGGTCCAGGTTGCGTAGTCATGGCCACCCTTGAGGTAGCGGGTGTACGCGTCCTTGTAGGACATGTGCAGGACCTTCATGTCGTAGATCGCGTTCATCAGACCGACTCGGTCTCGACCTGCCGAGCAGTGCGCGTACGACTTGCCGCCGCTCTTCACAGCGGCCAGGAACTTGTTGATGTCAGCCTCAGATGGGTTGCGACGTTCGTCCATGTCGATGGAAACGAACTTCATGCCTGCAGCTTCGACTGCTTCCTTCTCGGCTTCAACGCCTGAGATTTCAGCTGGGTACTTCTTGTCTGCGCGAAGCAGGCAGATGACCGTTTGGATCCCCTTGCCCTTCAACTCCTTGATCGCTGCCTTGTTGAGCGGACGGCCGCCGCGAACGAACTCGTCAGAGACGTGGCGTGGTTCGTTCTCGTTGAAGTTGCCAACGGCTTCTTCTTGCAGGTATTCTTTGAAGGTAAGGTTCATGGTCATATTTACAGCCCATTATACAACAAAGGGATCCCGTGGGATCCCTTCTCAGAAGCTCTTTCGAGCTTAGGTGTTGGAGTTGCCAACGACGTTACCGCCGAGGGCCGTACCGTAACCGGTACCAGACTCGATCTTGCGTGCGTGGTCGTAGCGGATGCCGACTGTGATCGTGGCAGCTTCGTTGGCTGCGTAGTCGCGGTCGCCGAAGTCAACACTTTCGAACTGCGCGCCTTCAAGGATCCAGGTAGCTACAACGCCTTCGTCACCGTCCAGTTGGTCGATGCGAACGCCGAACTTGTAGTCGGAACCAGTTGCTGCAGTGTTCAGCCAACGACCATCAAGGTCGGCACCGATGATGCGCTGTTGGGTTTCCATCTGAGCTTCGATGACCTTCGTGGCAAGACCCGTGATGTCGTCTTCGAACGTCATGTTGATGGCTTCCCACGTGTGCTTGCCTGCGACGTATGCGGTCGAGTTGTAGCGGTTCAGGGTAACCATTTCCCAGGTCAGGTTCGGGAGGGTCGTCGTGACAATCTGCATGGTCAGATTGCGGGAGTTTGCACCTGGCACCAGCTGTCCGATACCGCTGAACGTGACGCGGAACTTGTACTTCAGACGTGGGTGTAGAATGCCGGCGCCTGCTCCAGGAATACCGAAGTTGCTAAGAGTTGCCAAGCTTTTCTCCTTTGGGTCTAATGACCTGTGTTTCTCAAGATGAACCTATTTATGCGTAGGTCATGTTTTCCAGCATCAAACGGGCCGGAAATGAAAAAGCCGAGGCGAACCTCGGCTTCAATTGCTTGAGCGCTAGACCTTAAGGAGCAGCGGTGATCGTGCCAGAAACTGGAACGAGAACGTTGCCGTGGTCGGTGACGACGGTAGCTGTGAAGCTAACTGCGCCAGAACCAGAAGGTGTGCCTGCGAGCGTGACGGTCTGGCCAGAGACGGCGAGAGCCATGCCAGCTGGAACGGAACCAGTGGTTGCCGAGACCGAAGCAGGAGTGCCGCTCGAGATCGTGGTCAGTGTAACCGTTGCTGCGGTGCCTTGCGTGAGCGCGAGGGTCGGAGCGGCGGTACCGTGTGCTGCAACTGGGCCGTAGAGCATGGCGGCCTGCTTTGCAGCAGCGTCATGGGTCACGTCACCAGCGTAGAGAGCGCGGTCGTACTGAAGGATCCAGCGGTTCAGCTCGCGCTGAGGAGTGTCGCTGGAAACCGGAACGTACGTGAAGTCCTTTTCCGATTCGTAGCTACGGCCTTGGGCCTGGGTGTTTGTAGACATGAGGGTGTCCTTTAGAGTGTTGCGTCAGCTGTCAGGACGCGGATTGGGATGTAGATGAACTCAGCATCGTGAACGATCTTGATCGCGACGTCAAGCCACAGCTCGTTGTTGTCGATGCGCGAACCGAAGTTGTTCGACGTATCGCAGTACGTTGCAAAGTCAGACAGACCGCGCTTGACAAGGATGTCGTGCAGGATTGCGTCAGCAGCTGCCTTCAAGTTGTCGCGAGTGATCTTGTCGTTTGGTTCGAACGTGAATGGGAACGAACCCTTACGCAGCGAGCGGCGCAGGTACATGACGAGGCGGACTGGACCGACGCGGTCAAGCGACGATGCAGCTGGAGCCGAAGTCTTGGCACCCCAAACCAGGAGACCACGGCCTGGGAAGAACGTGATCGGGTTGATGTTGGTGTCGTACTCGTAGAGGATGTCGCGCTGGCCCTGGTTCAGGTTCACAGGAACGAAGGTCGTTGCCGTGCCTGGTGTGCCAGTGATGTAACCAACTTGCGAGACGCCGGTAACGAGACCGCGCGAGACACCAGCTGGTGCGTTCCAGACGTAGCCTGCGTTGTCGCTCACACCGAAGGTGCGCAGTGCCACGGCCGACGGAGCAACGAGAACGTTGGTACCATCGAGGTTCGAGGCGAGAGCCCATGGGTAGTAGTACGCAGCCGACGTAGAGTTGAAGCGCTCCGACGTGAGACCCCATTGAGCGGTCTGTTCAGGCGACAGGTACGAAGGCGTGTCAGCGATGACGAACACTTCATCCTTGACGTCAGCCGAGAGGGCGAGCAGTTCGTCGACGACCTCAGGGAAACCTGGGCAGAGGACGAGGTTGTACTCGTACGTCTCAGAGCGAACGTCAACGTTGCTGTTGATTTCAGCTTGGAGAGCTGTAACGATTGCAACGCGCTTGGCTGCGTCGTTGGCGCCGAGAGGAGCCGAGACGGTGACCGAGGAAACGTCGATCGTGAACTCGTCGCCAGTTGCAAAGGCGACGGTGCCAGGAATGACCGTGAAGTTGACGCGGTTGTTGTCGAACGGCGTGTTGATCACACCAGAACCAGCAGCGCCCGAGACCGTACCTGTGACCGTGAAGGCCGTTGGCGAGGTGAACGAGACAGTGAGAGTTTCAGGAACGGCGAGGGTGTCAGTCACAAGATTGACGAGGGAACCATTACCGACGTTACCTGACCCGGCTTGCGCCATGTACACGAGAGCGAAGGTGAACTTGTCACCAGCTGCGAATGCGACGGAGCCAGCAGCCGAGTTAAAGTTGATCACGTTCGATGCGAACGGCAGACCAACAGAACCAGCGCCGATGTAGCCAGCGACCGAGCCCGTTACCGAGAAGGTCGAAGGCGAGCTGAACGTAACCGTGATGAGCTGTGGCTTGACAGTGGAACCTTGAGTAGCGAAGTTCGAGAGGGTACCGTTGCCGATGCCGTAGAACGTTGGCTCACCCGAGATAACTGGGGTACCGAGGCTGATGAAGGTTTGTGGTTCGTCTGTGAGGTCGATGTTGGCGCGAACGACGTAGGCGACGTTGCCGACACCGAGGAAGTGATTGAGCGCGTACAGGCCCTGTTCGTTGCGTGCATCACCGTGGAATTGGTTGCCAGACGTGTCTGCGCGGAACTTTGGAACGCCGTAAAGCTGAAGCGATTGGTTGAGAGACGTGACGGTACGGACGACAGAGTGCTCGAGGGTACCTGCTGCTGGCGTAACTCCGTCAGTCTGGGTCTTTCCTGCTGCCGTGGCAATGAAGATCAGTGGTACTGTCGTTGCCGTTGCAGGGATGAAATAGCTCTGATCAGTAACAGTGACCGACGTACCTGGTGAAACCAGTGTTGCCATTGTTGTTCTCCTATTGTGGGCAGATAGACCTGCTCTGGTTGTTCATGCGGGTATTTATTCCTAGGTCAGGAATCCGGTCCAGAACGTCACTACTTTCCACTCAAACCGAAGATCCGGATGAAGTCTTCTAGGTCTTGGTGCTCATGCATGACGAGCTTGTCCTTGACCTTTTCCCACAGGTCGGGGTACTTTGTAAGCAGCTTACGGAAGATCTGGCGCACCTGGATCTTGACACGCGTGCTTGGATCGATGTTGCGACGCTGCATGAAGCCAATGACGCGAACGATCAGGGAGGACACGACGTAGGCCGCTGTGTTCTCATCTGCGTTGTCCTTTACAAGACCAAGGAGCTGCTCCGTCTTGGAGTAGCCACCACCGGCCTGGAGAAACTCCTCAGCGGTTTCCATCGGTTCGCCTGACTTCGCTGCCGAGATGGCCGCGCCAAAGAGCTTGCTCGCCTTCTTCAGGTACTGCTG